ACGAAGGTGTTACCGTCCTTCAAGAAGTTGAAGATCTTACCCAAGGTCTTAACGACACAATTAAAGCAGTTGCAGAAGAATTAGAAGTAAAACCTGCAATTATTAAGAAAGCAATCAAAGTTGCACAAAAGGGTAACTGGGAAAACGTATTCAGCGATTTCGACGATCTCGAAACTATCGTTGCTGCTACCGGCCATGATACCCGCAGTAATCCCTAAAATTAGATAATTAAATTATATAGAGTATGGTGTGACGAGCCACAAATCGTCGCGAAGAAGGTTGCCGGCCATAAGCGGTATGGAAAATAAAATGATAAAAGAAGAAAGAGAATTTCTCTGCGACTCGTGTATCGATATCGATTATTGCACCACACGTTGCAAACTCCAAGAACAATTAAGTGAAGATGTAGAAGTCATTCGGGAGGAATCTGAATGAGTTACGTTGACGCACGATGGGACCGCGACAATGATGTCGTACAAGTTGTAGAGCGCGACCCAAAATTAGGTCGCATCTACCAAGAATACCCAGCAAGATATGTGTTCTATTATCCAGATCAGAGAGGCAAATACAAAAGCATTTTTGGCGATCCGTTAAGCAAAGTTGTTGCTAAAAACTGGAAAGAATACACCAAAGAACAAAAGATTCATAGTGGTCATAAGTTGTTCGAAAGTGATATTAATCCGGTATTTCGTTGTTTAGAAGAAAACTATCTAGGCAGAGACGAATCTAAACTTAACGTTGCATTTTGGGATATCGAGGTGGACTTCGATCCCGAAAGAGGATATGCAAGCCCAGACGATGCATTCATGCCAATTACTGCAATTGCAGTTCATCTACAATGGTTAGATACATTAGTATGCTTAGCTGTTCCGCCTAAAACCTTAACTATGGAACAGGCTCAGGAATTAATCAAAGATATTCCTAACACAATTCTATACGAAACTGAAGCAGAAATGCTAGACACATTTCTAAATCTAATCGAAGATGCAGACGTGTTAAGTGGTTGGAACAGTGAAGGGTTCGATATGCCGTACACTGTGAATCGAATCATTAAAACGTTAAGCAAGGAAGATACTCGCAGATTGTGTTTGTGGAATCAATTTCCAAAACGTCGTGAATATGAAAAGTACGGAAAAGCTGCCGTCACTTATGATATTTCAGGGCGTGTACACCTTGATAGTCTCGAACTTTATCGTAAGTATACATACGAAGAACGCCATAGCTATCGATTAGATGCTATCGGTGAAATGGAAGTCGGTGAAACTAAAACAGTATACGAGGGCACACTTGATCAGCTTTACAACAATGACTTCCGAAAATTCATTGAATATAACCGGCAGGACACTGCACTACTCGATAAGTTAGATAAGAAATTAAAATTTATCGATCTTGCGAACTCGATTGCACACGAAAACACCGTTCTATTGCAAACAACAATGGGCGCTGTTGCTGTTACAGAACAGGCAATTATTAACGAAGCCCATAGACATGGTCTAATTGTTCCAAGTCGCACACGCAAAGATGATCGTGGCGATACACAGGCCGCAGGTGCATACGTTGCATATCCCAAGAAGGGATTGCATGAATGGATCGGGTCAATGGATATTAACTCACTATATCCGTCAGCAATTCGTGCGTTGAATATGGGTCCAGAAACAATTATCGGACAGCTACGACCAGATTATAATACTCCGGAAATTGAAGCAAAAATGGCTCGAGGAATGAGCTTTGCTGCTGCGTGGGAAGGCAAATTTGGCAGCAACGAATATGAACTGGTTATGGCCAAAGACAAAGCCCACGATATCATTGTCGATTGGGAAGACGGATCAACCGATGTGCTTAGTGGTGCTCAAATTTACGATGTGATTTTCGAATCTAACAAGCCGTGGATGATCAGTGCCAACGGAACTATCTTTACCTACGAAAAGGAAGGGATTATTCCAGGTCTTCTAAAGCGTTGGTATGCAGAACGTAAAGAAATGCAGGCCAAACTAAAGGATGCAATTAAAGCAGAAAACCCAATTGAAGAAGAATATTGGGATAAACGTCAGCTAGTTAAGAAGATTAACTTGAACAGTTTGTATGGTGCTATTCTTAACGCAGGTTGCAGATTCTTCGACAAACGTATCGGTCAAAGTACCACGCTCACTGGTCGTCGTATTGCTCGCCACATGGCAGGTAAGGTTAATGAATATATCACCGGAGATTACGATCATATTGGTAAAAGTGTAATTTACGGTGACACTGACTCTGTTTATTTCAGTGCATGGCCTATTTTGAAAACTGATATTCAAAAGGGATTAATTCCTTGGAACAAGGACACAGTTATTCAACTATACGATCAGATTTCAGACGAAGTAAACTCTACATTTCCACAATTCATGCTAGATGATTTTCATTGCCCTAAGTCGCGCGGCGAAGTTATTAAAGCAGGTCGTGAAATTGTTGCAGACCGTGGATTGTTTATTACAAAGAAGCGTTATGCAGTTCGTTATTACGATAAGGAAGGCAAGCGTCAAGACAAGGATGGCAAGGAAGGCAAAGTCAAAGCAATGGGCTTAGATCTCAAGCGTTCAGATACTCCGGAATTCATGCAAGACTTCTTAAGTGAAATCCTCGAAAGAGTACTAGACGGTGCTCCTGAGCAGGAAATCCTAGATCGCATCAGCGAATTCCGAACTGCATTTAAGGCCAGACCAGGCTGGGAAAAAGGATCGCCAAAGCGAGCAAATAACATTGCAGAATATCAGGCCAAAGAAAAGAAGTACGGTAAGGCAAATATGCCCGGACACGTTCGTGCTAGTATTAATTGGAACACCCTTAAAACCATGCATGGTGACAAATACAGTCAGCAGATTGTCGACGGTATGAAAGTTATTGTCTGCAAGGTAAAGGATAATCCGTTAGGATACACTTCGGTTGCATACCCAGTCGACGAACTTCGTTTGCCGCCATGGTTCCGAGAACTGCCATTTAATCATGCCGATATGGAAACAGCGATTATTAACAACAAACTAGATAATCTTATCGGCGTGCTAGATTGGGACTTAGAATCAACTACACAAAATAATACATTTGGTAGTTTATTTTCGTTTGATTGAAAATAATCATTGACCTTTAACCAAAACCTAAATATAATACACAACAAAGGATAAAAATAAAAATGCTTGATCTACTTAAAGACATTGTATCACATACACATAACTTAGGCTTCTTAAACATCGTAAAGATTACAGGCGATGAAGAATCTACAAAAATCGACAGCATGGCAGACGATCGGTCTGTTATCATGTATGGCGAAGTAAACAATGCAGTTCCGGAAATGCAGGGCGTATTCGGTATGCCGCAGCTTAACAAACTAAAGATTCACCTTGATTGCCCGGAATACAAGGATAAGGCAAAAATTGATATCGTAACTGCCGATCGCAATGGTGTTAATTTGCCCGTAGGTCTGCACTTTGAAAATGCTGCAGGTGACTTCAAGAACGATTATCGATTCATGAACACTGAAATCATTAACGAAAAGCTAAAGACTGTTAAGTTCCGCGGTGTTACATGGACTGTTGAAGTTGAGCCAAGTGTTGCTGCTATTCAGCGTTTTCAATTTCAGGCCGCAGCAAACAATGAACACACAACATTCTTAACCAAGACCGACGGTGGTAATCTAAAATTTATCTTCGGCGATCAAAGCACACACGGTGGTGAATTTGTGTTTGCAACAGGCGTTACTGGTAATTTGTCAAAAGCATGGACTTGGCCAGTTAGCCAAGTATTGAGCATTCTTAAGATTGCAGATGCTAACAATGCTAAATTGAGCATCAGTAATGAAGGTGCAATGCAGATCACATTAGATAGTGGGATTGCAACTTATCAGTATATTATTCCGGCGCAGGCATGATAAAGAATATTTCCGCAACAGGAAGGTACATACAGGTGCAAGGCGGAATGCCCTCAACTGTATATTTCAACAACTTTAGTGGTGCAATGGGTGTCGGTGACGTAAGATATAACACAAATTCTCAGTCACTTGAAGTTTACGACGGCACCACTTGGATGCAATTTCAGGGCGGGTATCCTATGATAAGTCTCACCCCTGAAGCAGAAACATTGTTAGATTGGGCTCGTGAGCAGCGTAATAAGCAATGGGAATTAGATGAACTAGCTAAAACCAAACCTGCCGTACAAGCCGCAATAGCAAACCTAAATAACGCCAAAGCACAGTTAGAAGCAACTGTGATATTAAGCAAAGAGATATTATGACACGACCACCAGTTAATTTAACTCCATTGCAGAAAGACTACGCTGTCTATTTGCCAGCTATCAGTAGTTTTTACAGCACATATATTGCCAAGCAACGATTAGAAGAGTTTGTGCCAACAGAAAGAATTCCAGCAGGATTCGATCGAGGTATCGAAGGTATGAACTTCTTAAATCCCGAAGAAGGATACTTTACCTATAAGTATGCACTTTATTCTGCAGGTCATGCCCAGCTAGATGTAGTTAAAGCACAAACACAAGAAAGCATGATTCAACAGCGCGACCGAAATAATACAATGATTTTAGGTGACTCGGGCGGTTATCAGATTGGTAAGGGCGTTCTTAAGTTTGATTGGTTAAATTTTGATGGTCCTGCTGCAAACAAAACCCGTCAGAGTATCTTAGAATGGCTCGAAGTCACTGCTGACTGGTCCATGATGTTAGACGTTCCGACATGGGCCTGCGATCATATTCACAGTGAAAAAACAGGACTAAAAACGTTCGAAGATTGCTTAGATAAAACACGGTTCAATAATGATTACTTTTTAAAGAATCGGTTAGGTCAGACTAAATGGCTGAATGTGTTGCAGGGCAGTGACTGGGATACTGCTGAAAAGTGGTATCAAGGCGTTAAGGAATTTAGTGATCCAGCTGGTCCATATGCAGGTAAAGAAGCAGAAGGCTGGGCATTCGGTGGTGCTAATATGTGCAAGATGGATATCACTCTTAAGCGCCTAATGACCCTTAGAGAAGACGGTTTGTTAACAAACAAAAACTGGATTCACTTCTTGGGCACCGCACAACTTGATTGGAGTTGCTATCTAACTCTAATTCAGCGACAGGTCAGAAAACATATTAATCCAGAACTTACAATTTCGTTTGACTGTGCTAGTCCGTTTATCGCAACAGCACACGGGCTAGTTTATACTAACGCAGTTCACACTCCGAAACGGTGGTCAGTTATTATGGATAAGGCACCAGATAATAAATCACTTGCTGAATCAGATATTCCATTTCCGTTTGAATCAGAATTCGGTCGTAGATTAACAATGGGCGATATCGCTTACTACAATCTCGGCGTTCCGAAAACACAAGAGGAACTAGGCAAAGGTGTCACATTTGATCACTTAAATCCTGATCATTATATTGAAGTTCCTAAGCTAAACAAACTAGGCAAAATTCCCAATAAAACTTCATGGGATAGTTTTAGCTATGCACTAATGATGGGTCACAATGTATATTGTCACATTGTTGCTGTGCAGAGAGCGCAACAGTTAATGGATATCGAACTCGTTAAGACCAAGGGCAAATTGCACTGGAAGCACTGGAAAAAGGTCAAAGCCGCAGATATGAGTGACGAATACAGTGATTGGGTTCCGCGCAATATTCTTTACTTTAACAGCTTTATCGAAGACTTGTTCAACACCAAGACCAAAGAAGAAGCATTCGAAATGATTGATAGTCGTCAAGGAAAAGCATTCTTAACTGATCTAGAAGGTGCTCGACTACAAGGTGGGCCTGCTCAAAATCACTTCGGTAATTTGTTCGATGTAGAAACAGTAACTAAGCAAATCGAAATCGATCTAGCAAATCCCGACGACGATGACCTTCGCGCTCTAGAAGAAAGCATCGACGAATGAAGAGAGATTACACCACAGGCATTTCAACTGATGTAACATTTTTTGTCGGTACAGAAATTGAAAAAACTCCTGCGTTTGGTATGAAAACTTTATTTGTTGTAAGAATTCAAGATACAGCAGAAATAATCAAGTATGCTAACGAACACAATTGTAGACACATATACTTCGGTGCTAATCAAAGTTTTAGCACCAAAGGTGTTGACGATTACGAAGGGTGGAAACCTTGGGAAGACATGATAAAAATCTGCTTAGATGCCGGTTTTTGGTGTACGTTAGATTTCGATGTTACAGAAGTAGAGGGTGTTGCTGAAAGCGGACTTTCAGAGCATCGTCGATTTATTCCGCAAATATCGGTAAAAATTCCTTACTTGCAATTACTCAATTATAATGCTACAATTAAGATAGATGATAAGGGATTCGAAGCAAGTAATGCAGGTATTTGGTGCTTACCTCTCAACGAACTCACAACACGCAAATATTTTAATAGCTGGGACGATTACAGCAAAGATGAGATTATTAAATGAACGATAAGTCAATGATTTGGGTTACCTTTAGAAAAGAAGGTATCCATATGT